TCAGAAAGTGACGTTTAAGATCAAGACTAAATACACCACCTAAATCTAAGGTATCTCCACCAGCAGTTCCTCCAAAATCATAAGTACCAGAACTTGCAATACCACCTGTGTCATCTATTGATGCTTCATTATCAAAATCAGCTATCGCATCAAATAAACCAGTACCAGCTAAGTTCAAAGTATCAGTTGACGCATCAAATGAAACATTAACTTTTGTTCCTTGAAATTTAGGATTATCCTGATCTTCTCTTCTAGTCTGTGCAATCAGAGGTACTTGATTATCAGGTAAATCAATAATTACACTTGTTTCTCCTGGGCTGAATCTATTTCCATCATCTCTGAACTTAAGTATGTACTCACCTTCAAGATATGGCACTTCAGCAGTTGTAGTATTACCAGCTAACGCTTCAATCAAATCAACAGAATTAGAAAATGTACCGCTTCCATCTGTTTTTGTAGAGTGTCTTACATAAACACGACCACCATGAGTAACGTCAACATCAGTAGATAAATTCCAACGTAGTCTTACAAGTTTTTCACTAATAGGTTCTGCTGAAAGTCCAGTAACATTTCCTGGTAACGCAGTTTTACCTTGAGCAACAAAAGTTAAATTAGCCGATGTTGCACTTAACTGTAACGCTGAATTATAACTAAATACTTGGATTTCATAAGTTCCAACATCACTATTTAATATCTCAAAATCAGGGCTAGAAACTTTTGTAGATATAAAATTACCATTGTTAAATCTGTAATTAACTTGATATTGTGTAACTCCAGTAATCGGTTGCCAACTTACAATTAATTTTGATACTGCCTGATTATTAATAACAACAATTTTTTCTTCAGCTTGTAAAGCTGTTGGTGGTTCTTTTAAACCAACAAAAGTAGATACAGTTCTAGCTGGTAAAGATGTGCCATCTTCAACAAATGTATATTTAGCAGGAACATAAGATAAAGCTGTAACTGCATAATTTATACCAGCTTGCTCTTCAACTGTTACTACTCTAAATTTTTGAGATTGAACAGTATCGTTAGACAATAACCAAACTGTATTTACATTCGGAGTATCAGAATAAGCAGAAGCAACTGTAATTACAGCACCAGATATAGATTGAACAGTTTTAGTCTCTACTGTTCCATTAGGAAGAATAACGCTAAGAGTTGGATTATTTGTAGTAGGTAAATCTGTAGAAGCTGTATCATCTACTGTTATCTGAGTTGTTGTAGCAGCATTTACTCTTCCTGATCTACGAATCCCTGCTCTTACTGGATCGTTTATTTCAATAACACTGCCTGGTCTGCATATCGCACCACTATCAAGAGATGTTGTAAAAGTGACAACTTCTGATTCATTATTTTCTGCAAATAATATATTTTTTGCAAGACGATTTGCTTGTCCTCTCGAAGTACAGGCAAATGCTTTTACCTGTTTTACTACTGTTCCTATTTTTGCTATTAACGCACTATCTTCAACAACTTCAAAATCTACTTCCTGCGAATCCATATTGTAATAACTAGCAGAAACTACACTATGTCTTGCTTTTAGACTACTTCCAGAATAATTAAAACCACCTTCTCCTACATTTGCCAAGCTGAATATATAAGAACTATCTTTAGGGCTATCTTGAGAAAGAGTGATTGATCCAGCAGACCATATAGGAATACAACGCATCACACCAGCTAATTCATTTATCAAATCAAATGCTTCATTACTATTTTGAATATTTACATTACAACTAAATCTAGCTTCCTGTCCTCCTAATCCATCTGATACCAATGTGTTTGCATATTTACTAGCAGTAACAAAAGAAAATAAATCTAAATTACTATCTGTAATATGATCTCCAAATCCATATCTAACATTAGTTAAAAGGTCTAGTAATATCATCGAAGGACATGAACACCATTGAGCAGCACCCATAACACCATTAAATATGTAACCGTCAGGATAAACAATACGACCAGTTGTACTATCAACAGTAGGAGTTCCAGAACTAGAAGCTCCTGCACCTGGAATCCTTACTTTTATTCCTCTTATTCGATATTTACGTTTTGGTATAGAACTGAACTGTTGTGAATCTATGCGTAAAGAAGCGTAAGCACTATTCAAATAAGTTTGTTTATCATCAACAATTTCTGAAAAACTTGTGAATTGAAAAGTGTTTACTGTACTTGCATCTGTTGGATCATCAGTTACTCTTACAACTTTTATATCAACAGGAAAAGCACCTGTTAAGGTTATTCTATATTCTTTTTGGTAGGCATCAGCAGTTCTTCCTGTAACAGTATCGTCAATTAAAGTAGTAAAACCACCGCTATTGTATTGCACTTGTATCTGTAAATTGACTGAACTTCCTAATAAGTCACCAGAACTTGTCGCAACTTGAATTTGAGGAAAAGTTATTGTTACCTTTACAGCATCAATATTTGTATTTGTTATTGACCTTGTAACAGGAGAAGCCTTAGTTACGTTAACTCCAACAGTTTGTAATGATTCACTACTTTCAATACCATTTATGTGAGTTTGATCTGAAGTTCCAAATCTGGGATCAAAAGTTACGTCTTGAAAATTAAAATCAGTTGTAGCTGGATTTGAATTGTCAGCACTAGCTTGTAATACAGCAGTATCATTTAAAAATACATCTTTCAAAGCAGCATTATTATATGCAGTTGTACCTTTTGTTAAACCAGCTTTAGAAGCAGAAGCAAAACCTTCTATCTCTCCTTCTGATATTAAATCCATTAATGTAGCAAATTGTCTGCTATGTAAAGTATCAGGAGTTCTTGTAGGTTGAGGTGGAGCAGAAGGAGGGGGTGGAGCACCAGCACCTCTAATAATTTTAGGTTTGGTCATGCTCTCACCTGTTCAGTATCAACACCTGCACTTATTACAACACTTCCTGTAAATATTTCACCATAAACTATTGGAACGGGAGTGCCTGCTCTTGATGTATTCTGCGTACCAGAAAAATTAAAAGATAATCTAGGGTCTTCCTCTGAAGAGAAATCAGGAGTTTTAGGTGTAGGAGCTAACATTTCTGCAACACCAGAAAGAGCCATATAGATACCAACATTACCTGCAACTGCTGTTGCACCTCCTAAAAAACCAACTCCTGTAAAACCTGTCGCACTAAAAGATGCTCCACCAGATAATACTCCAACACCAATCAATGCTGCACCAGTTAGCACTCTACCTAATCCTCCTTCTCCTCCAGCACCAGTTATCACAGGTACAAAATGTAAATCCTGTTTTCCTATAGGATCTTCTAATTCTTTTTCACTTATTTGATAATCACCAACCAAAACTTTAAAATTAGTATTTGCAATATATCTTTCTGTTTTTGGAAAATTAGATGTTAAAAATCTAATGGATTGACTAATATTATCTACTTTTGCTTCTAATTCTTTATGACCAACAATTTTAGCAAGTTCGCCATACAGTTTTACTTTACGCAACATAACGATACCTCCCTCCTATACATTTTAATAACCATTCTGATAATGGCTCTCTACAAGATAGTCTATCTGCTAAATGATGTAAAATTTCATCTCCTAAAAATAAAGCTACATGATTTAAACCTGGACTCATTATTGACATAAATAATAAATCTCCTTTTTGTAATTTTTCTTCTGGTCTTAATTGTCTGAATCCTGTTCTCCATGCACATTGTTCAAACATAGGATTTTTTAAAAATTCTTCTGGTGTTAAAGGTCTTTCCCAATCTCTTAAATCTATATCTAAATTTTCTTTATACCAATCTCTTACTAAAGACCAACAATCAGTTACACCCCAAACCCATTCACGACCCAATAATGGAGCTTTATAGCCAGTTGGTTCGTAATAACCCCATTGTTCTGTTTTAGGATTAACAATATGCCAGGGTAATCCACTATCTTCACAGCTAACTTTGTCAGCTTGAGTTGGTGTTGGTGGTGTTACAGGGTGGCTATGAATAATAGCTGTTATTTCTCCTAAATTATCTGCTTTTACATAATCTTCTGGATCAAGAATAAAACATTGATGACTATAAGTAGATAAATTACCGCAGGGATAATATTGTTGTTTACCTTTAATATTTAATAAAACACCAACAGATTCTTTTGGGTCTTGGTCTTTCGCATGAAGAAGTGCATCTTGTTTCCAATCCATTAGTTAAACGTACCAATTGAAGGGAATATGGACCTTGTGCATTGACGTTTCGGAGCACGAACACCAGCAAGATCAAATACTGCTGCTAATTCAAATGTAACTGTCTCTCTATTTTCTGATGATTTTCTGTCAATTTTATATATTTCCTGTGGAAACTCGGCTGTAGGATCTGGTGTTCCCAATGGGTTAGTATTACCTGGAAAGTTCACTGAATCTAAATATCTTGCTAAAGTTCTAATTCTTGTAACTGTAGCTCCTGTCAAATCATTACCTGCTGTTGTTGCATTTACATTTAACAAAATTGCTGTAATTGTATTAAGAGCATTACTAACAACTAAATTTGGTCTTGGTAATTGTCCTCTTGTATAAGCAAAACCTTCTGCTTGTATTGGCATTTTTACATAAGTATTACCAGCCCAAACAATATCTCCATTTCCTACTCTATTTGTACCAGCATGAAATCTATAAGTTGCATTTGATCCATGTAAAGCAGCAGTAATCTCTAGAGTAAATAATTCTATAACTGCTGAAGGATTGATCTTTTGTAGATCAGTAATAATCGGAGCAGTACTCATGGTTCAAATACTTCTCTAAATGTTACCTGTATTGTAGCTCTATTGTTATATGGTATAGATTTATCCCATGCTTCACAAACAAACTTCTGAGCAGTAGCTTCTCCAGGTGCGGTAAAATCAAAGCTATCACTATCGTTTGCACGGGCATCAAGGAAGGTTTCTATTTCATCTGCTTCGACTTCAGAGACATTAAAAGTAAAATTATAAACTTTTGGATTTTGATGTTCTGCTAATCCAAACAATATTCTGTGTTCAAATCCATCAGCAAAACGAATTGTTCTGGTATTTGGTGCGGATCTTTTTTGTTGTCCGTATGTAGGTTTTATTGAAGGAAATGTAGCCATTATGTTAATAATCCTCCTGGTCTTTTCTGTTTTATTAATTCAGATTGTATCGCAACTGAAATCACACGGCCAAGTTCTCTACCACCTTGTTCATCTCCTTCAACAGAAGAACCAGAAGCATCTACATTTACTACGATATTTGTAGAGCCACCAAGCATTTCATTAGGTGTGATCATTCCAGAAACACCAGGGGTAAACATTTCAGGCCCACGTTCTCCAACAATATACGATTTACCTCCTCTAACTGGACCACCATTTGCCCTCTTAAAATCAGCCATCGTAACTTCATTTGGTTCTGCTGCGGTAAAACCTTTACCTGCAAAAATATCAGTTTCGCCACCACCACCACCTTTTCCTCCTCCAAAGATCTTCAATCCAATACCTAATATTCTTAATCGTATCTGCTGTGCAATTATTTGTGCAGCCATATCTAAAAACGCATCTGCTGTTCTTTGGAAAAGATTTGCCAATGCTTCCCGTGCCGTCATTGATCCTTTTACTATTCCTTTAAATGATTCTCCAAAAGCATCTCCAATAGTTTCGGCTGCGACTGTAACCCTATAACCTACATCTGTTAGCTTTCTAAGTTCTGCTGTTGTTTTATCTATAGCAGATGGAATACTATAACTCATTGCCTCCATTTCAAGATTAAATTCTTTTAATACGTCTTGAAGCTCTGGTATTTTCTCAATTAACTCTTCATAGTACTCTGTAATTTTTGCTGCTGCCTTTTCTGAGTTTTCGGCTGAAGTATCAAATATATTAGGAAATACTTTTTCAACTAAATGTTCAACAGCTTCTAATTCTTTTTTAAGTTTATCTTTTTGAAATACTCCCTTAAAAGATTTTTCAATTATTGCACCAGGATTAAAACCTGATGTAAGAAGAAATATTTTATAATATTGTTTTATAAAATCTAATATTTTATCTGCTCTTGTAATTTGCCTTGCTTCTGCTAATTCTCTTTTATAATTTTCTTCTAAAATCAAACGATTAACTTTTAATTGCATATCTTTAAAACTCGTTATTTTGGCTTCTTTCAATAATTGAATTTGTTGTGAAATATTTAATCCATTTTGTTCATCTAATATTGCTGTCATAAGCGTCTTAGTATCACGCATAGCAGCTAAATTTTTAAAAGTTTGAGGATTATCACCAAATATAAAAGCAGCAGCTTTACCTGTTTCTCCATATCGTGCAAATGCTGAAGCAAGACCAAGAACCTCATCTCTAGTCATTCTTGTCGTTTTTTTCAATTCATTAAAACTTTCTCTTGTAAAACCAGCAGCATCTCCAGCGTTTGTAAATGATCTATTAATTTTTGATAATGATGCGTCTAACTTATCTTGTTCTTGTATAAATGTTCCAATCGCTGTACCAGCAATAGATAACGCAAAACCAAATTGACCTCCTATTATTCCACCTAAAGCACCACCAGCAGCACCACCAACGGCTGCTGCACCTGTTTGTCCAAACAATAAAGGAAACGCACCACCAATGATTGCACTACTAGCAATATTGCCTGCATTACCTCTTTGAGATTTAGCGTTTTGCTGTTTAGCTTTTGAATTTTCTTTAGTTGCTTTTGTATTCTGATTTTGAATTTTAGTATTTTGAAGATATTGACTGTTGTTTAAACCCAAGTTTTTAGTTTGTGTTCTTAAGGCTTTAGTAGCATCTTTATGTCTTTGAGTTCCTATCTTTACTCCATTAACATATTCCTGTAAAGATTCTGCGGTTGCGTTTTGTGCATTATTAGTTTTACCAAAAGCCTCTCCAGTTTCATTAATTTTTTTGACAAGTCCATCCATATCTTGTCTGTATTTTTTTATTTGATTACGAGCACGTTTTCCCCCTTTACCTCCTACATTTCTAGGATTTTCTATATCAATACCACGAATACTATCTACACTTTTTGCTAATTGTTCTGCTTTCTTTTTTGCCCTATCAAGACCAGATTCTCCTACGATATTAAATTTTATATTTACACCGTAATCGGCCACAGCAAAATCAAAACTTTATCTTAGTGTACCGCTTTTAGTGTTTTCTTGCCCGTGATTTATTTTTTGTTTCTTGAATTGTTTTTTCTTCTATCTCTCTTTTTAATTCATAATATCCAGCCCAACCTGTTAATTCTTCTTGAGGCATTTTTTGGCACAATTCTTGGACAGTAAGTTTTAACTCTGAAGCTAAGAAGAATATAAAATGCCAATCGTTATTAGCTTTTTAAATCTGCTTTCGCTTCCTCCAATTTATATTCAGATCCAGAATTTAACATTGCTAACTGTATTTCTTGAAGAATAGAAGCATTTACTTCTCTTCTTAATGACGCTTTATGACCATCTTGAAATAGTCTTTTTCCATCCTTATCAAGAGCTTTTGTAATTAAAAGACTTAATGCAAAATCATCAGCAGATGAATTATCTCCAGATATCGCAACAATAGATTCTCTTTCGGCAAGAGTTAATGGATTCCAGTAAATTTCTAAAATTGTTTCTTCTCCATCTTTTAATTCATACAAATATTTTTGCTGAACACCAAATTTGTTCTTGAGCAGTTCAATCGCTTCCATAAATTTATTAGATTGCTATTCTATTATACTAGGCGTTTGCCGAAAATTGACAAGATATTATTCCGATAAAATGACTTCTATCTTCTATTTCCAACGGAGTTGGGCCATTTATATCTAATACTCTAGGTTTACAACTAAAAGTATCGGTGTAATTAGAAGCATTTACAGAAGTTAACCCGTCAATAACAGCTTCTCCTATCGCAGATAAAACAGAAGTTCCTTTTGATTTTGGAACGTAAACATTGCATTGAATGACACCAGCGTAATAATCTGAAGATGCTCCCTGATTTTGTAATGTTGATTGTGTAAAATTCACACTCATTAAAATATACTTTTTACTTTTTCCTGGAGTCGTAAAATGAACATTGTCATAAACCATCTCAACAGTATTATCTGCTGCTGCAACTGCATCTGTGACTGCTTTTTCAAATGCTGCTCTTGTGTTTACTAAAGTCATGCTTCAAATCCTGTTTGTGTAGTACCTGAGTATTTCTCTGATACGCCTCCTCCTATAAATAGCTTACCTTTATCTGACATATTTTCTTTTATTAAACGACCTAATTGCCCTACTCCTGTACCCTGAACGAATTTTTGAATTTCTCCACTTTCTAAAACATATTGAGAATAAATAGCTTTATTGCCAATAAAAACTGATTTTTTGTAATTAAATATTCTTTTACCTTGTCCAACTGGAAATCTTGGTTCAACTTTGGGGTTTTTAGGAGGTGTTTGTTTTGTAAAAGGTGGTCCTGCCTTTCGTCTTGCAAAAAAATCTAAGCTACGTTCTCTTTTTATACTTGCCCAGGGTTCATAATTTTCTACTTTATGTGTGGCATGAACAGCAGAGTTTGATGCTTTCCAGCTAGAGGCAAAAAATCCTGTCCATACTGGCATAGTTATTGGTGCTTTTTTATGTTGATTAGATAGCTGAAAATGAACATCTTTTATAAGACTATTAAAATCTTCGCTAATTTTTGTATCTAAATCTTTAGGTAAGTTTTTTAAGTCTCTTATAGCCATCAGAAACGCACCAAGATAGAAAACAGGTAAACTTGTCCACCTCTTTTAGTATCAATATCAACTATCTGTGCAACTCTATTTGAGCCAGCATAACTTAATGTAATTTCATCATCTAAATCTACTTGATTATCTCCTATTTGATCTGGAGTTATATATAGTTTTGCTTGTCTCATTTCTTGACCAGTTTCTTCCTCTGACCTAATAAATGATATTGGAACTTTAATACTATAGCTAGTATCAGTTGTAGTCAAAGCTCCTGTTGAAGTGTTGTAAGAAGGAGATGCTTTCTTTGTATAAGTAATACTATAATCTTGTGATGCACCTAATTGAGATACAACACTTTTAGCTGCGTTTTTAAATAGTGAATCTAATTGACCAGCCATTATCCCCTGACCACTCTAAGTTGAAAACTTCCTGCTCCACCTAACATATATGCTCCAAGATAACTTTGTAACCACGGGTAAACATCTAAAATATTATTTATTGATCCAGTACCCTGACTCTCAGTATTATATTTAACTCTAAGATCGCCAAGAGCAACTTCTTCAAAATTACCATCTTTACCAGTAGTTCCAGTAATAGCATCGGTATCATTTGCCAAAGCTCTAGCTAATTCATACTGTGCATATTTAATTCCTTCAGGAATTTTAGAGCAAGCTAATTCGACACCATCTACTTGATAATTATTTCTTGGAAACTTTAATGCCTGTCCATCATCACATCTGTCTCCATAAAAAACTAAAGTATCAATCCATCTCGCAGCAGATATTAATGCCCTTTTCTTTTGATCGTCTGTTTTATTTGTCCAAGTAGAAGAATCTGGAGAGGTATCAAAATAGTCGTTAGCTTCAGACAAAGTAACGTAGCTATTAGCATTTTCTCCTTTTATTGTTGCATTTATGGTAGCTGCCACGATTAATAAAGTAATTTAGTTTTATTGTAGCGTAAAGAAAAAACCCCACCAATAATTGATGGAGTTTTTGATGACCACACTTTAATGATATTAAGGATTAGTAGTTGTATCAAGTGGTGAGTTGACGATTAGCTCGACTATAGGAATTAAATCAGCATCGTATGTGATTCCCCAGTTATTATCGTTAGCTAACTGTGCGTT